CATTTAATGCAAAACATACTAATTTACTAATTCATCCATATTAATGTTATAATCATGAATAAGTTCATAGATCATATCAAATACTAACTCTACTGCTTCATGTGCAGTTTTAGGCTTGTCTTCTTCCATATAGTCTAGACTATCATGAATCTTTTTCTGAGCATTATTTTTAAGTTCCCACAATACTAAAGCCATGTCAAGTGCTTTAGTCATTCTTCTGTGATCCATTGCATCATCAGGCTCATTAAAATCAAATTCAAATGTTGCTTTCATATCAATTTTTTATGTTTATAACAATCTATACATATGTGATATCCAGGATTTACACTTGGAACCCATGTGTGCTTGCAAAATAATCTTTTAATTTTTTTCCACATCCTTTTCTATTTTTAAGTTAATAATTTTTATGATCTTCCCAGAACCAATGGTATGTTACACAATCACAAGGCACTTCAATTTCTTCAGATTCATCACATACTTCTGTTTCAATAGTATTCCATCTTTTACCATAATATCTTTCACTAGTTTCTATATGTGATTTTACACATATATGATCAATGTATGAACAACCTTCAGTAATTGTTGCATGGCTATGTACATAAAGAATGTATGTTACACATATAGATATTATTAACAAAAAACCACCAAACCAATAGTCATCAATAAATTTTTTCATTTTCTTTTAGCTTTAAGTTAATAGCTTTTTCTAAATCTTTGAAGCTAAACCTATGCTTTTCAGGATCATTGTTAGGTCTTGCTATGTAGTTATTCCAAACTTCTACAGCAATTTCATGTGCTATATCCATTTTACTTTCTTCTCAGGATTAAACATCCATCTGCATCAAGTTTTGGAATCCATTCTCCCTTCTTATGTCTTGTACCATGAAACCACATCTCAATCTCAACATCAAATTCAGTTTGTTGTAGTGATTGGATGAATTTGTCAAAATATCTCAATCCATTTCCATTAAGTTCATCTACTTTTCTGTGATAACCTTCACTCCACGCTTTACTCATATCCTTCTCTTGTAGCTATACAGCTATCATCTTGTGCATAGAGTTTATACTCATTGCCAATTTTCTTTAGTCTGCCTTCCATACTATGTCTTTTTAAATTGTTTAAATAATTTTTTAGATAGCTCCCATTCTTTTAAGTTATCTTCATGTTCAGGATTGTTTTCAAACCAATAACTATGAAAAATTTTAATCATCAATTCTTTTTCTTCCTCACTATACATTCTTTCAGCTTGCCAATTAGCACCAGCTATAAAATGATTCATAATATGTTGATTCTTAATATGAGGAGCTTTACTTCCACCTTTTATCTGAAAATCATCATTGTAATTTTCAGCAGCTTC